GTAAGAAAGATATTTGGTGGCAGATGATCCAGCTTCTTCCAAGCAGTTACAACCAGACACGTAATGTGATGATGAATTACGAGGTTCTGGCCAATATCTATAAATCCCGAAAAGATCACAAACTGGACGAGTGGCTAAACTTCTGCAAATGGATCGAAGAACTTCCTTATTCAGAGTTGATTACTGGAAAAACGGAGGAATAGACCATGGTTAAAGTGAAAGATATTTTACCACTGGTACAAAGTAATGACGTACTGCTGATGAAAAATAAAATGGAAGAGATCTGTTTGCTTCGTGGCGATTTTGTGGATGGAAGTTTATCCGACAAGCTTCTGAACAGAGCAGTTACAGAGATTGAAAACGACGAGAACATTGTAAACACCATTGTTATTTACACCGCAGATGAGGAGGATTAAATTTATGCATTTTACAGTTATTCAGATTATTATCATGTTTCTTATCGGCTATGTATGCCTGTACTCATTGATCGACAGGGTTATGAAGTGCATCGAACACTGCGCTACAGCCAGAGCATACGGACGACTCAGAGAAGCCGGAGCTTTGATAAAAATGGATGACGTCGCAGCTGGTATCACAAAATCAAAAGAGGAGAAGAGCAATGCTTAGGAGAGATTTGATTAAGAATAAGATTTACGGAATCATATTTATCGTACTTGGAGCGTTGACAATCCCGATCGAGTTGGATGCGACGTTCTTTTTATTTGCCTTGATGGTGGGTATTTTGCTCTTTGTATCGAGAGAAAATTGCATTATGGATTAAGGAGGCAGCGGTATGGGCCGGGCTGAAAGGAGAAGATCACAGAAGTGTGAGCAGAAAGCTAAAACCGCTACATACAATCTGACAAGAGCGCAGTTAGACGCCCTGGTTCGAGAAAAGATATCTGGTGAACTGGATAGAGTTAAGCAGGAGGCTACCACAGATGCAATCAATCAAGCGATGATTCTTCTGCTTACTCTGCCTCTTGAAGTGTTAATGGATTACTATTGGCCAAAGACATATACAAAGAAAATTCCAGAGTTTACGGAGCATGTTCTCGAATATTATGAGAAGTGGCAAAACGATGAGTTAGATATGGATAAGCTCAAAGAAGATCTTTGGGTGTACGGCGGTGTGCGATTAGAAGAAGTGGAGGGCAAGTAGATGGGATATTTAATTTTAGGAATTATCGTTCTGGCAGCTATTCTTATTTTCAGTGGATATGTAGTTCTATCTGTTATGAATGCTGCAATGTGGATGGATGATTCTATGAGATGGGGAGGTAGAGATGACAGCTAAGGACGACAGAAAAAATGCAGAGGGTTACAACGACCCGACAGCTTACAATGCGATTAAAAATGTGGAGCAGGAACAGGACAAGGATGATATGAGATTTCATCAGTTACTAAACACTCTGTTTTCACTTTGTGAATTGGCGGATTTCCATATCGAGGGACGAGTTGTGCTTAAAGACAAGAGAACCGGGAAGGTTTGGAGATAGGTGAGATGATGACTATGGAAGAATTGCAGAAAGCTTGTGAAGCCTTGGCGAAGGCGTGGAATGAAGTTTTGGAGCCGATGGAAAAAGCTGTGGAGGCACTGAACAAGTTCTTTAAACTGTACTATGAAAACGAGAAGTCTCGTAAAATTCACACCAGTTGTAAACTTAAATCTGTAAAGCGTGTGCCGGATGTTAAGATGTCTACGTACAATTATAAGCCTGTTGTGAAGCGCAATTTGCCCTATCAGAGACGGAATTTCTGACCGATTTCGGCTAATCTAGGTTAAAAATCTTTGTAGTAGCAGGTCATTTTTCTGCCCACTTTTGGGTTTTAGGATTTGACCAAAGCCCGGATATTTTTGACCAGAGCTGAAAAATTGGTGTCGATTTGAAGAAAATTTATGAATTTTGATCAAATTTCTGGCCATTTGCCCGGTTTTGCCCACTTTCAAAAACCCGGATTTGACCAGTAAAAACCCAGTATTTATGCGGGTTTGCGGGCTTTCTGCCCACTTTCCCACTTTTAATACCAAACTATTATGATAGAAAGTTTAAAAATATATAGTAATAGGCGAATAAAAGTGGGTTTTTGACCAGAAGCAAGAAAGAGGTGATTTTATGACAGATGACAAGAAAATGGTCGAGGATTGGTTGTGCGAGCATTTTCCGTATCACTTGCGAGTGGATAAAGATATTCCGAAGGGTGTGTTTACACAATGGAAAAATAGTAACCCGTTTCAAACGATTCGCGGAGATTTTTGGATGTGGAAAGATAACCCGCCAATAAAGTCTTTAGAGGATTTGACGTTTTGTCCGATATTATTTGAACGTTATTCATACCTTGGGTATCCTTATTACGGACCAGGAAATTACATGTATGCGGTCGATCCATATCATTGTCCGCATAGAGCAGTATATTTTTACTAGGAGGTTTGCCGTGAATGTAAAGCGTAAAGTGACATGGAAAGATATTTTCAATAATTTCAAATTGGTGTATCCGCGGCTGTCAAAAGAAGCCCAGGATTATCGTCCGTACAATTACATGAGCATTGTCGTATATTTAGCAGACGGAACCAAGGTGGTTTATGATGATATGGCAAAGCGAGCTAAGATGCTTGCAGCCTAGGATCTGGCTACAGAATCCGCTTTCCATTTTGTGTGCTTCATGCTATACTATAAGAGCCACACAATCTAATAATGAAATCGCGTTCGAGGGAATAACTTTGGTAAAAAGTGTATTCTCTTTTACTCGTACCCTTGAACGGCGAAGAGATTGTGTGGCAACAATAAGAGATGCGCTTTTTCGGTGCGTCTCTCAAATTGGGGCGCACTTTTTATTTGCCCTAAATTCCTACTTGAGTATGGAAAGGGTGATTGTATGGGAACGAAATCAAATAAGAATATTTCGGGTGTTATAGGAGCAATCGGAGCTGTTGGCGGTCTGATTACTGCTGTTACACCTTTGGTTGAAAAAGCAATAGATAATGCTCAGAATAAGCCAACTGAGAAAATAGATACGAAAGTTACCATTCCAGAATTATATCGTAAGGGGTTTCCGATAGACCTAGAACAGGCGGAAGAATTATTGACTGAACGTGGTTTGAAAGTTTCAAAGAGTAAGCTTCGTATGAAAGAAGCTGATCCAAAGTATCGCGATTACGAGGATACCCAAGTCATAGACTCAAATCCTAAGCAGGGCGCTAAGGTGAAAGTCGGCACAACTGTTTGTCTGAGATACATAACGGCTGAAGTTATCAAGGAGAGCCAAAAGATATTTGATGATAGTGTTCGTATTAAACTGGAGGCTAAAGAACGGAAGGCCGCTGAGAAGCAGGAGAAGAAAGAACGTTTGAAAGAAAGTGTTTCTGAAACTATGGATTCTGCTAAGAGCGGTTTGGGAAAGATATTCAAGAAAGATCGAAAAGCTGTAGAGGCTGAGAAAGGAGAAACGATAGATGAGTAAAGGTGGAAAGAAAAAGCGTAGCACGGCGGGGTTAATCCTTGATGTGGTTTTGACATTGTGTACTGGCGGGTTATGGTTGATTTGGATACTGATCCGGTACCTGAGAAACAACAGCTGACAACTACATATCTGGACAGAGATGCTTAATCGTGTCTCTGTCTTTTTTTTTATGCTCTTTTTTGCGCGCGAAAAAAACATGCCCTTTTATGAAGAGAGAGGATAAATAGGCATTTTTATTAAATACCACATCCTCTTTTGTGTTTTTAGAAAATTGAAGGGAGGCACCACTTATGTTGGAAAATAAGTTCCAGGCAAATTTGATTAAGGAACTGAAAGAAAGATTTCCGGGTTGTATTGTGATGAAAAATGACCCAACCTACATTCAGGGAATTCCAGATTTGCTGGTTCTCCACAAAGACAAATGGGCTTCCTTAGAATGTAAAAAAAGCGCTGGCGCAAAGAAGCAGCCGAATCAGGAATATTATGTGGATCGTATGAATCAGATGTCATTTTCAAGATTTATATGTCCAGAAAATAAAGAGGAGGTACTGGATGAACTTCAACAATCATTCGAACCTTGAAGGACAGCACGCCTTTCTTGGTGCCAGTAAATATCACTGGATAAATTATGGTGAGGATAAAGTTGCGGAAGCATATCGGAATTTCCTTGCCACACAAAAAGGAACTGTATTACATGCATTTGCGGCGCAGTGTATTATGCTCAATCAGAAATTACCAAAATCGAAGCAGACATTGAATATGTATGTGAACGATGCCGTTGGTTTTAAGATGACGCCGGAACAGATCCTTTACTATTCCGATAATTGTTTTGGTACAGCCGATGCAATTTTGTTTCGGAATAATTTCTTAAGAATTCACGATTTGAAGACCGGAAAGATTCCGGCACACATGGAGCAGCTTGAAATATATGCGGCTCTTTTTTGTTTGGAATATAAAGTGAAGCCTGGGGATATTGAAATGGAATTGAGAATCTATCAGAATAACGAAATTCTGTATCACAACCCGACGGCCGAAGATATTGTTCCAATCATGGACAGAATTATTTCTTTTGATAAAGTGATCAAGAAAATCAGAGAACAGGAGGGGTAAGCTATGAATTCCATTGTGGAAGATATTTTAATGCATTATGGTATGCCACGGCGTTCTGGGCGTTACCCGTATGGCTCTGGAGAAAATCCGTATCAGCATAGTGGCGATTTCCTTAGTCGTGTTCAGGAATTGAAAAAATCTGGAATGAGCGAAACTGACATTGCTAAGAATATGGGTTTGACCACTACACAGCTCCGTACTCAGATGAGTCTCGCTAAAGATGAGCGTCGTGCGCTCCAGGTGGCAACGGCAAAAGGTCTTCGTGAGAAGGGTTACAGTTTAAATGAAATTGCCGATAAGATGGGGTTTGCTAATGACTCATCTGTCCGCTCTTTATTGAACGAATCTTCTGAAAACAGAATGAATCAGGCTAAAGCCACTGCCGATGTTCTGCGAAAACTCATTGAAGAAAAGGGAATGATCGATGTCGGAACCGGCGTTGAAAGAGAACTTGGCGTATCAAAAGAAAAACTTAACCAGGCTCTTTATATGTTGGAACTGGAAGGCTATCCAATTTATGGAGGCGGAGTTCCGCAGGTTACCAATCCTGGAAAGCAGACCAATATCAAGGTTATTTGTCCCCCAGGTACCGAGCATAAAGATATTTATGACTTCGAGAATGTTCATTCTGTAAGAGACTACATTTCCTATGACAATGGAGAGTCCTTCAGAAAATCTTTTGAGTACCCGGCCAGCATGGATTCGAAGCGTTTGCAGATCCGTTATGCTGATCAGGGCGGTGTCGATAAGGATGGCGTAATTGAACTTCGTAGAGGTGTGAAAGATCTGTCTTTAGGCGATTCCCACTATGCGCAGGTTCGTATTATGGTAGATGGAACTCATTATCTTAAAGGTATGGCTGTCTATTCTGATAATATGCCGGATGGTGTTGACGTAATTTTCAACACTAATAAAAAGTCTGGCACTCCAACCAAAGATGTTCTTAAGAAAATTAAGGATGACCCAGATAATCCGTTTGGTTCCTTGATTAAGGAGCATGGTGGTCAGAGCTATTATGATGATCCAAAGGGTAAGTATACAGATCCTGTAACTGGAAAGAAACAGTCCCTTTCTTTGATCAATAAGAGAGCAGAAGAAGGCGATTGGGGAGAATGGAGTAAGACTCTTCCGTCACAGTTTCTTTCTAAGCAGAGTTTAACACTTATCAAAAAGCAGTTAGGTTTGGCAAAAGCCGATAAGCAGGCAGAATATGACGAAATCTGTTCACTGACAAACCCCACAGTAAAGAAGGCTCTGTTGAAATCATTTGCTGATGATTGTGATGCAGCCGCCGTACATTTACAGGCAGCAGCGTTACCTCGTCAGAAGTATCAGGTAATTCTTCCATTAACGACAATCAAAGATAATGAGGTGTATGCTCCAAACTACAAAGATGGAGAAACGGTTGCTTTGATCCGATACCCGCATGGTGGAACTTTTGAGATTCCTATTCTGAAAGTCAACAATAAACTGGCTGAAGGAAAAAGTGTTCTCGGAAACACGCCGGCAGATGCAATCGGCATCAATAAGAAGAATGCAGACCGTTTATCTGGAGCGGACTTCGATGGTGATACCGTAATGGTAATTCCTTGCAACTCCACAAAGAGTAAGGTAAAGATTACTTCCACTTCTCCATTAAAAGGTTTGGAAGGTTTCGATACCAAGGATGCTTATGGTGGAACAGTTAAGAAGGATGCTGATGGTGTAGATCATTATTATCGTAATGGTAAAGAGTATAAGATTATGAGAAATACTCAGACAGAAATGGGTAAAGTATCGAATCTGATCACTGATATGACTTTGAAGGGAGCCACACAAGATGAATTAGCTAGAGCAGTTCGTCACAGTATGGTTGTGATAGATGCCGAGAAACACAAACTGGATTATAAGCAGAGTGAAATCGATAACGGTATCGCTTCTCTTAAAAAGAAGTATCAGGGAAATGTGGATTCAGAAGGTCGTTACCATGAAGGTGCATCTACCCTCATTTCAAGAGCAAAATCTGAAACACAGGTTCTTAAGAGAAAAGGTTCTCCGACAATCAATGAGGATGGTTCTCTGTCATACAAGTCTGTTAAGGAAGAGTATGTCGATAAGAATGGAAAAATTCAGGTGAGAACTCAGAAGAGTACGAAGATGGCTGAAACAAAAGATGCCCGTACACTTTCTTCAGGTACCCCCCAGGAAGAAGCTTATGCCGATTATGCAAATTCTATGAAGTCTTTAGCTAATCAGGCTCGTAGGGAGATGATGAGTACCGGTAAAATTGCTTATTCTGCATCTGCTAAGGCAACTTATTCTGAAGAAGTAAAGTCGTTAAATGCTAAGCTGGATTTAGCTTTGGCAAATGCTCCTAGAGAGAGACAGGCCCAGACAATGGCGAATGCTACTGTTGCGGCTAAGAGAAAAGACAATCCGGATATGACAAAAGCCGAAGTTAAGAAGGCAAGTCAGCAGGCTCTGGCACAGGCAAGAAGTTCTGTAGGGGCTAAGAGATCTAACATCGAAATTACGGATAAAGAATGGGAAGCCATCCAGGCCGGAGCAATTTCTGAGAATAAACTTACGCAAATTCTGAACAACACGAATACTGATACTATTCGTCAGAGAGCAACTCCTCGTGCAAGCACTGCTCTGAGCACAGCTAAACAGAATCGTATCGCTGCACTTAGCGCATCTGGCTACAGCACATCAGAGATTGCGGAAGCTCTTGGGGTTTCTTCTTCGACAGTTTCTAAGTATTTGAATGGAAAGGAGTGAACTAAGTAAGATGAGATTTGCGCTTACAACTTTTGATAATCCTTATGATCCGTTTGAACAGTTCACTCAATGGTTCATGTTCGATGAGGAAAAAGGTTATCACACAACTGCTTACCTTGGTCGAATCGCTCGAACATCGGATCAGTTATCGGATGAAGAGAATAACAAGGAAGTAGAGCGAGCTATTGATGAGATAATCCGTTATGATTTCCAGAACATCTATCGAAAGGTTACAAGTAAATCAGAAACAAATGAACATAAAGAAAAAGCTTCCTAAAAGTGATTTCATCGGCATATCAAAAGCCGAAACCGCCAGTACATGACTAAAAGGGGTATAGGGGGGTGTCTAAAAAACATACCCCCACCCATAT